TTCAGGTCCTGCGTGCGAACCGGAAATGAATCAGTCTCGCTGCTCTGCGTCACCACGAATGTGCCCCAATATATGCCTGCAGTATCCACACCGGCCGCGCTAAAATCATATTGCACCTGTCCTGTCGCCGCTGTGGTCACTGTCACCCCTGTGGCTGTCAGGGCAACCTCTGCGGCCCCCGTGGCTGCGTTCACCATCTTGAACTGCACCGTCAGCCCTGTGAGGTTGACCGCTTGTAATACGCCCGCAGAATCCGGCTGCTGCAGCGTAACCGGCAGCACAGTTCTCGTATCCCCGACTCTCCGCCTGTGTATCTGCTGTGTCATTCGCTCGCCCCTGTCAGTGCCAATCGTTTGCCGCTTATTCCTCGCACGCTCATTCGCTCGCCTGATGTTCCGTCAATCGCCAGTCGTTGCCGACTCGTGCCCACAATCGTCAGCCGTGTGGTCAGTTCCTCCACAGGTATCGGCCCCGCCCCACCGTTTGCCAACGCCCTGCCCGCAGCCCTGTGGCCCTGCGAAGACCAGCCCCGCATAGTGAATCGGCCTGTGCTCATGTCTCGTCCTCAGCCTGTTCAATGGTCAAATTGCAATGACCCGGATAGACCCATTGTGCAGCTCGCATCAGCACCGTAAACAACCACAGACGAAACAGGACTCGCCTTTGAATTGTGACGGTGATGTCCAATTGCGCCATGGTGTCAATACTCACGTGCCCGTCTGCCATGTGCCTCACGCCTTCGTCAGTGTTGTGGTTGACCGATTGCCGGACGCATCCAGCCCGCTGTAATCGACCGTATAGGTGTTTCCGCCGATCGACAACACATAGGTTTCGGCTGCTGTCTGTGCATCGCTGCAGGCTCCTGCCAATGCACTCAGGCAGTAGCTAACCCGATCAATTGCAATCAGCAGATTCGCCGCTGTTGCGAGTCCGGCCTGAATCTCTGCCACGGAATGCACGTGGCTTGTCGGATCAATAAGCACCGTATCCCCTGCACTCGGTGCCGTTACCAGAGGATTCTCCAACGTCACAGTAATCGTGCCGTCACCGTTGTTCACGGTCGTCAGAATCGGGCTGTTCTGCTCCTGACTGGTGCCCGAATTCATCCACAGGACAGACCCAGCCAAAGCCCCTGTCGGATAGTCTGCACCGCTGATCCGGAACACAGTCGTGGTTGGCGTCGGGCTGGCAAGAATAGTGCCCTCGATGACCGTGTTCGACTTCCGAAGCGTATCCATCAGCTTGCCAAACGTGCCTGCTGTGGTGTGCCCTGAATACGCCTCGTCCCAGACCGCGTCGGCAATGACTCCGGCTGTGGGTGGTGCAGTTGCCAGGCTATACCCCGTTTTATCGTTATTCGTGCCGACCGTGACAGGACTGGTAACGCTGCCAACTGACCCGCTGACACTCGCAACCGCACCGCCCGCGTAACTACTGACCGTAGCCGGGAATGTTGCCGACAAAAACCCAGTCGGCTGCGTGTAGGTGGGCATGGGCATTCCCGTAACAGACACACCGCCCCACTGATCAGTGTTTGCGGTGACTCTGGCTGTCACACTGGCCACCACCTGACTCGCGCTAATCGTCGTGTTGGTCAGAGCTACCGCCGTTGTGGCTGCAGTCACTTTGCTCCAATCAAGACCAGCATATCCTGCCGTTGCCGATGCTGTTGTCACCACTGTGACCGATGCCGGAATGCACCCCGTTTTACTGGCCACAAAAACCACCGCCACATAATCGGTTTCCCCTTGTGTTGGAGTATACAGCACAGCCCCATCAGCAGAATACGCCACGGTGCCGGCTCCAGCCGATTCCGTGCCGCCCTGCGGAATGATCTTGACTGAGACACCTGCCGTTTGTACGGCCCCGTCTGAAATCTGAACCACTGGCCCAATCGCAAGACGTGGCGGAGATGCTGCATTCCTCGGGTACACTAAACACCTCCGCCGATGATCTGTGAATTCCGTCGTGCCCAGTATGCCTTGAAACCTGCTGCGGGCACAAACCCATACACCCGCCGCCGCGTCTGTCCGGTCAGTTGCCGCCCGATTGCGCCGTTGCCCTGTCGGAATACCTCACCCATTTCCGCTGCAGTCACGGACCGATTCCACCAAATGAACTCGCCGATCTGCCCGTTTACGGTTTCTGCACTGTAACCGCCGATTGTAATGCGTGTATTATCTCGCGGTGCGGCCTGATTTGCTGTCACATATGACGGTGCGTTGCCGTAGGTCGCGGAATAATTTTGAACCCCATCGTATCCCGCTTGCGTCTGTCCGTTGTCAAAAGAAAACCAATAATGCCGCCACACATTCAGCGTTGTGGGAATTGTTGCGTTTGCGCTGGCACCAGACCCGATGAAGATCTGCTGCTGACCGAATGGATTCGCCCCCAGAAACGGAATCACGTACCACACGAAACCGCTCACCCAATTACACTGGACCGCAACCCCATAACTCGCCCGAAACAATATCCAGATGGAGCACGCAAACTGTGGCTGCGTGCGCCCGACCATGGTGTTTTTCGCGTCAACGTAGTCGTTGCTTCCATCGTAATCCAACACCCGACCATGCACACCACGCACCGCCGCCGCAGGCCAGTCTGTGCCCGCATCCATATTCGTCAGCACGCCGTGATTTCCCCTGCCGCTCAGGTCAGGCAGCAAATAGCCTGACCCTCGCACAGAGGGACTCCAGCAACCGATGATTCCGTCAGTCAACGACATCACTGCACCTGTGGGTAAATGCCTTGGTATCGCAACTCATGATTCCCGGCTGTGCTGTTCAGATTCACGCCCGTGTTATGCACCACAAACAGCACATACTGCGAAGGCAGCACACCGCCGAACACCGTCTTCATGCTCACCCCGGTAAACGAGTATGTTCGGTCGCTGGTGTTGTTCGTCGGCAGGACTGCAACAGCCTTGCACAGTGCGTTTTTTATGTCCGCACTGGTAATCGTCTCGGCGGATGAAGTGCCGTCGAATACGTCAGGCCATGCGTTTGAATCCCATGCCACCGCCCATATCTCGATCTGCCGGGATGCTGTTGGGCTTGTGCCTGTCGTGACTTTTCCGCTCAGAATGTGGTCTTCAAATCCATCGGTTCTGTTGTCCACTGGTGCCGACTCGATACCTGCCAGCAGATTTGTGTCGCTCGCCAGGCTCGCCACTGATGCCGTGATTGTGCCAGTTGTGCCGTACTTCCAAAGGATGTTATTCGCCATTGGTTATGGCCTTTCTCGCGTTAATAACAAGACCGATGCCCACCTCTGGCAGATCGTTTGCAGTGGTCCACGGGATGACGACATTCCCAAGGCTGTTGATTGCGTCAATCTGCTCTTGTGATGCCAAGCTGAACTGCCTCAGTGTACCGGCGTTTGTGGCCACGTCCGGATGATCCAGATCCACCGTGTCCTGCGAATCGGCGAGCGTGATGAAATTGATTGCCGCCCCGCGCGGCGGATTCGGAAGGCTCTTGTCTTCCGCTGCAATCTTGACCACCGCATACATCCCGAGACTCATGGCACGAAGTCGAATCATCGGTGCCGGAACCGGCCTTCTGATCGTCGCCGTTTTTGCGTTTATCGCGTCGGCTGCCTGCTGATCACTCAGTCCGGAATACTCCGGCTTCTGCAGCTCGGTGATTAGGACTTGCTCATTCATTCTGTTGTTCCCGCTGTGTCACAATCTCGATTTCTTCCACCACCTGCCGGACTCGATTCGCTGATGTCAGCAGAAGCAACTTTGCACCGTTGACGCTCTGTTGCGTCATGCTGAACCGCTGCAACCTCGGATCTTCAGTGCCAACTGATTCCGCTCGCATTCTCTCCTTTTGGCACGCCCAATACTGGTCCATCAAATCGCCAATGCGGGCCGTCAACTCGTCCAGTTCCAGCCCCGCCTGCTCTAGGGCGTCCGAGAAAATCTGACAGCCCTTCGCATCGTCCTCCGTCTGTATACTCGGTTCGGGTAAGCCTGATTCCTCCGGCAGACTCGAAAACATGCTCTGCAGCCAACCGTACAACGTGCTCATCTTCGACACCCTCCGCCTTTTTTGCGGCCACCACAGCCGCAAGCTCCTGATTGACAACCACCATTTCGTAATAACCCCGCGTTAACGTCGCAGGGCACAATACACCAGTGAGACCTGCCAAAACTCCACCAGCCAACTGCCAGCGAAACGCCCGCTGTCGCCATGCCTCAACCGCACACAAAACACTGATGATGCCGCAGGCCCATGCGACCGTTGCCGTGTGCCAGAATTCTTGAGTGAAATCCATCACACACTACCTCTCACAAAACCGTTGATTGCATAGATGATGATCGCGATGGCAATGGCAAAAACAACTGCCATCCACGATTTGCCCGTGTATTTGCCCACCGTCTCAAGTGTACGTTCCGTGATGCGGATTGACAGGCCGGGCATGGTGAAGTGAACGACCTCGCGGTCGTCTTCAGCATCGTCGTCAGGCTGTCGCTCATGTGCCATCGCATTTTCCGGCCTGTGTCCGTTTCGGGAATCTTCGCAGAATCCTACAGATTTTTCGTCCGTCGTGCAACATGCGCGGCTCTGACCCGCTCCAGCAGCCCCGCAATCGTCCCTCGCGTGTAGCCTGTCTGAGTCACTGGCCTGCCGTCTGGCCCTGTCCATCGCATCGCAGGAACCCTGTCACTGAACCGCACCCATTTGACCGTGACACCAGATTCCCCCAGTGCCGCCAGATCGGCTTTCAGAGTCTGGCAGGGACCACACCACGTTTCGCTGTGAATCTCCAGCACCGGCAAATCCTCGGCAGCGGGTGCGGATGCCACCGGTGGCTGTGCTGGCCTTCCGGATTCGAGATCCCGCACCCGCTGCTCAAGATCACTCACCCGCTTCGCCAACGTGGCCAGATCCGCCACGGCTGCGGGAGTCGGCTCGTCCAGCAAACCAGCCCCACCAAACACCACCAGCGGGCTGAACAGGCAGGCCATGACGAGAACTCTGATGCTGTTCATGCGAAATACCCTCCGCCCTGCGTGATTCTGTCGTATCTTTCCACCATCCTGTCAGGTGTCAGCAAGTAGCCCCCAAACGGCTCCCAGCTATTCCTGCACAGTTCTTCGTAGCACCTGCGGCTCATCAGATAGTACCCGTCACCGTGCGAATTCCACACCGCCAGATACCAATCGGTGCCAACCTCCACAGCCCAGATGATCTCGGTGGCATGCCCTCCGCCGTTTCGCGGTGCCTGATCCATGACTCGCTTCGGTGCACCGGGCACCTGCTTCCAACTGACGCCCCAGAACGTGCCAATGTGCCCCGTTGAACCTGCAGCCAGTGCCGCTAACATGTCGTCCCACGGGGGCAGGTCTTTGACTTCGGTGACGTGCGGAGACTCGACCGTCAGCCCTTGGCAACATCGCACAAACTCCGACGCCCTCCGGCAATACTGCTGATACGGCCAGACAGACTCAGTGGGTAATCCGGGATCGACCTGCAGACCGGGAATTCCCTCGCACAACACCCTGACGCCCGAGTGAATCGAAGTGCCACGGTCGCCGCCCACGTTGCTCGGCTGCATCACATATTCGCTCGCGTTATACGCGTACATCTCAGACAGCACCGGCATGCGCTGCCGACCGCTGCAATACCACGACCGCACTTCCTCGCCGTTTGCCGTCGCGTTGCCTTGGCAGTCGTTGCGCTGCTGCCTTTCAATCTGCATCCGCGTTAGCGGGCTGTTTGCGGGATCTCGAAGCACGTCCAAATAACCGGGGAAATACTGCGCGCCAAATGTCGCGCCGCATCGACGCCCGACCGCCTCCCGCTCCGCGTCAGTTGGCCTGTGCAGATTTGCTACGCTGACCATCTGCGTACCTCCTGATATAGCGTGCGTGTTTCTCCGCCGTCCAACCCTCGCCGCCAAAAACTACTGACTCAGCTCTCAGCAACGGCAAAAACGCCTGTTTGCGTGCCTCCTGCCCCGCCACGCTGAACCAATCCGCCGCCGCCTTTTCGCTCGTGATTTCGCCAGACTCCAGCCGGTCGGCCAGCTCACCCTGCGCCGCTCGCCACGATTTTTCGTAGGCTCTGAAAGCCGCCGCAACATCATCTGCCGGAGGCTGTGGCCTGCCGTCTGGTGGTGTCGTCTCGGCTGCAGTCACGTTCAGGATTCTACGTCGCAGGTCCGTCAGATCCGCAGAACCCGCAGGCAGAATCAACAGCTCCGCAGTGCCTGCAGCCAGACCACGGACAACGTAGCCATTTGCCCGGCTGACCGTCTTTTCCTCCAGCGATTTCCCGCCGGCAAACCGTGAGAAAATGACCGCTCCCTGTTTGGCAGGAGTCACCTGCAGAACCCCCGCAGGACTCGCCAGAATCACGAGTGCGACGTCCGATTGAATCAGGTATAGCTGGTCAGTCGCAAATGTGTCCACGCTCGGCTGTGGGGCTGCGTCGTCCTGAATGACCGGCGAAGGCGCAGGAGGCTCGGGGAACTCGATCGCGTTGCCATCCTGCAGCATTGTCAGCAGCAGCAGGATAGCCCTCATGTCACACCGCATTCAGCACACAATGCAGCCGCGTCGCGTGCGGGCATGGTGGCTGCCTCACTGTGGATCTTGTCCGCAAGTCGGCCAGCCGAATCATAGTCGATCGAGAATCGCCCGATGTCCGCCGGAATGCCTGTCTGGCGTGCTCGCCTGCGTTCGGCCACGGTCCCCTGCTTGCATTCCCGCAGAATGCGGACCTGCAGGGCTGCCACGTTTTTCGAGCGTGTCTTCTGGTCGCTGTGTGCCGCTGCCAGTTGCTGCTGCGGCGTCTGGTCCTGCTGTTTTCGCTTTTCCCTGCAGCCCTGAAACCATTGTACTAACGCCGGGAGAATGGTCGTGATCAGTGTGGTGATCAGGATGGGATCAATCGCGACTCTGTCGCCGTCCTCATTGCTGCCCGTCAATCCGCCACACTTGCCCGTTACGCTGACTGCAAATTTCTGCGCCGCCTTACCCATACCCACACCCTCCGTAATCCCACCACAGGACAAAAAATCGCGGCTGCCGATGGTGCCGACCGGAGGTGTCGCGGCAGCCGCGCGGCCGTCCTGGCCCTGTAATGTGTTGGCGTCCTGCCGTCCTCCGTTGCTGACCATTGTGGCCACGGAATCTGCGATTGTCAACAACTTCAAGAGTCTCACCACGTCCCTGCCGGTTTCGTCGATCGTTCGCCCGCTCATTCGTGCCCTCGCTTGTTCCTGTGCCTGTTGCAGCATTGCCCTGTCTTCGTCGGTCAGCCCCATCGGTCGTACTCCTGAAATTTGTCGTCCTGCACAAACTGATACCGTGCCCCGTCCAGTTGCAAATCCAACCGCCCGGTTTTCCCGCGTCGATGCTTCGCAACCTCAACCGATGTCTTGCCCGAATCCGCGTCCTTGTGCAACAGAATCACGATGTCCGCGTCCTGTTCGATCGCTCCCGATTCCCGCAGGTCATGCAGCCCCGGCTTGCCCGACTTCTCCGCGTTCCGGTTCAACTGGCTCCCGACAATCACCGGAAGCTGCAGATCCAGTGCCAGCCGCTTCATCTGCCGGGACGCCTTTGCAATTTCTCTTTCCCGGCCTTCCCGCGAATTGCCCGGCACCTCCAGCAACTGCAGGTAATCAATCGCCACGCCGCAGAGTTTCATCCTCCGGGCTGTGACGTTCACCAACGCCGTAATCGCCCCCAGGTTGCTTGTGCTGTCGATGTATCGCAGATTAAGGGCAGACAACTGCTGCTCGCTGTATCGCGTCCTGAGACGCTCTACAAGCTCGTGAGCGAGCATTTCCAGACTGACCACCAGCCCGGCCTGCGCTGCGGACACACTGCCGAGCAGCATCTGCAGCATCAGAACCGACTTGCCCGAACCCGGTCGGCCACCAACAACAATCAACTGACCGGCCCGCAATCCACCGCCCAGCAGCTCATCCAGTGGCCTCAGTCCGGTCGGATGCACCGCCGTGGGATTCTGCCGTTCGTGGTTTGCCCTCGCAATTGCGTCCGCCTGCGTGACGAGCTCCGCTTGCTGACGGTTCCGGAGTTCGTCGAGTTTCGTGATGTACTCGTCGATGTCGGGGGCATTGTCTTTGCCCAATGCGTTCCCGAGGCTCCTGACATCGTCAATCTCGTTCAACCGCTGCAGTTGCTCGCAGTAGTACGGGATGTGGGCAGTCTCGAATCTCGCTGCCTCCAATCCCACCAGCACCTGCAGATTCAGTTTTTTCCGCTCGCACTCGTCGATGATGGTGTCCAGGTCAAACGGCTCGAACTGCTCCGCCCTGCGCTGCAGGATCTGCCAATATCCCGCCTTGTCCGGGTCTCTGATCGGTCGTGGTTGCGTCCTGCTCTGTATCTCAGCCACAAACTCAGGACCGCACAGAGCAGCGCACAGCAGCCCTGTCTCGATCGTGTCTCGATTCGCAATCATTTCATACCCCCCCTCACGATTGTCCATTCTGCTGCCAGTTGCTTCTGCGTGAATTTGTCGCACTCAGCGAGCCGCGCGGATGTCATTTTGCGGACGATCCGGATCAGCTCCGGCCCCAACGTGCTTTCCCGCTTCTCCCGGTCGAAGTCCGACCCGCTGGGGAATTCCTTGCAGACCTGTACAGCTCGAAGAAAGTCCGGGTCGGTGTCAGGTTGTGCGCTGCGCACCTGTCCGCCCCTGCTGGTGCCAGCGTCGTCCACGTCTCGGATCGTCTTCCAGCCATGCGAGATGCTGCCACGGACATCCCGAAGGAATTTATCCCGGCCCTTCCGCGCCATCTGCCGCCACCACTCCTGCAGTTGCGTCGCGCTGTTTTCCGGGCTGCGTTCGTCCAGATGCTTTTCTTTGAGATACTGAAACCAAGTCTTCGCGACGTGCCTGCACTCAGGATCGTTCAGGCTTTCCGGGATGATGATGTCCTCATGTCCTCCGCCGATTTTGCCCGTCGGTCGTTCCGGGTCCGCGCCCGCAGGGACAGGACTCGGGACAGGATCAGGGACAGGGACAGAAGATGCTCCCTGATTCGTGCCTGATTCATTCCGCAATTCGTGCCCGATTCGTGCAGTATTTGGGTCAAATTCGGAATGAATAGTGGAATGAATAGTGGAATGAATAGTGGAATGAATAGGGGAATGATTCACCGCTGTGGCTGGTCCATTCTCCCCCATCGGGCTGTCAGACAGATCTGCAAACTGTTCCGGGATTGTGACCCAGTACCGGCCAACAGTCCGATTTCCGGGTCTGTCATACACCAGCCATCCGGCCGCAACCGCCTTGTCTCTGGCGTTGTCCAGTTGCTTCGCTGACCGGAACCCCATCACGCTCAGTAGCTGCTCATTCCAAAACCTGCACGCCCCGCTGTAGTGCATCGCGTCTTCCGTGTGAGCGATGAACACGCACAGCAGCACCGCATTCTGGCCCATGTCCTGCGCGGCGCAGGACTTCATCAGCAGCCGGACAAACTTGTGAG